TCAAAGATTGATGGTGGCATCGTTACAACCTCAGCACCATTGTACCAAGATCTTACAGCACGTTGCACACTACGAATAGAAGCAGACAGAACCTGTGTTCTAATACCATGGATTCTATACAGTTCAGAGATAGATCTAACAACCTCTAGTCCTGCTATCGATTGATCATCTAGTCTGCCGACAAATGGAGATACATACGTAGCCCCTGCTTTAGCAGCCAGAATTGCCTGAGCAGCAGAGAAGATGAGCGTGACATTGACATGAATTCCAGTATCGGCAAGGTCCTTACAAACGGCAAGTCCATCTCTAGTGCAAGGGACTTTAATGGTGACGCACTCACCAAACTTATCACGTAACCTTAAACCTTCAGAGATCATTGCTTCCTTAGAACCAATGACTTCCATACTGATGTCTTGTACACCAATGTCTTTGATTTGCTGATACACCGTATCTGGATCACGGTGACTCTTCATAATAAGGGTTGGGTTTGTGGTTACACCATCAATCAAACCTGTCTCAAAGTAATCTTTGATTGCGTATACATCTGCCGTATCAAGAAAAATTTTCATGATAAATTATCTCTTCTCGTATTATATATGCTAACTAATCGACTGTCCATGAGGCCAAGGATTACTGAAATCCATTGGTGGTTGTGGTTTAAATGTTGTGGGGAGTTTGACACCAGTAGGATTATCAATCTCTTCTTGCGTGGGAATAATAAGTCTAATAGGAGTTCCTTCCCTCTCAAACTCCTCATTCATTTTGATATATGTTTCAGGAGTAATCTTTTCAGTCACGTTGTCTCCAATCATCAGGTTTGTCCCTTTGGAACCAGTCTCTTATATCATCAGCACTATCGAAACCCGTACGGTGATTGGATGGGTCCGGGTCCCCTAACCCCATCCTATTCATAAAATCATCTAGAGTTCCCTCTTCGATACCCTTGGACTGACGACGGGCTTGTCTCAACCATTCTCTGGCAGTTGTATTTGCCTTAGATAGTTTCTCAGCCCATATCATATCCTCTAACGTTACCTTCTGACCTTTTGCAATCTTTCTACAGATTTCTTGCAAACGGAGTCTATATTGTGTTGACAGCATATGTAACACTACATGTAGAGTTATTTAGATTGTAACTTAGATTCTAAGTCATTTAGTTTGGAGAACTCTTGGTATGCTGCATCTGCTCTTTCAGAGAGAATGTCAAGGATGTCAGCATAGATGACTGAGTTTTCTACGTAATCATTCAGATACATATCCAGTGCTTCTTTCAAGTATCTTTTACGATTCCATTCAGGTGAATAAGGTTTGTAGTTCATGATGTAAGATCATACGATTTATTTAGAAGCCACATGTCGGACTTGAACCGACGACCTACGGTTTACAAAACCGTTGCTCTATCCAGCTGAGCTAAAGTGGCAACGGGTCAGGTAGGATTCGAACCTACGACCGACTGCTTAGAAGGCAGTTGCTCTATCCCCTGAGCTACTGACCCAAAAATCAAACCGTGGGTTTGAGTTGACTTAGGTATTGGTAGGAGTATGTGGTGCGAGAACCATGAATCCCCCAACCTAACCAATTATACGATGAATCCATATAAGATTCAATAGTTTTACCAGAAGTTTTAAAGGATGGTAACACACTTTGAAACTCTTCTTCGTTAACCATATACCGGAGTTGTCCGATAATAGTATTAGGGTTGCAGTTGTACTTGGTACAGAAGTTCCCAAGACCATTATACCGTTTTGCGGTGGTCCATTGGATCAACCCAAAGCCACCCCGATGGCAACGATCATAAGGAACTCTAGCACCCCCCTCGCAGATGTTGGTGTGGAAACGAGACTCTTGTTTAATGTTACCCATAATCGTTGCAAGAGCATACTTGTCATTGATCTTTACTTCTTTTTGCAAAAATTCAAGAGTAACTCTTTCATTGTGACTGCAACCATCACACCTGTAGTAAGGTACTTTCTTTGCAAAAACTACCGGTGGGGGTGCAGGAACAAACCGACTAGTAGGTTCTGGTGTAAGGATACTTACAATAGCAGCAGCAATAAACATGGGTCTCATTTCAATTCAAATAGTTTTTCGGCATTCCCAAAGGGACCGTCGAACCATACATTAAATGCAAGAGATTGTCTGGTTGTTTGCATAGGAATTATACCATCAACTGAATGACTGAGGTGACTAGGATACAAAACTAGTCTACCAGTCTTGACAGTAAATTCTGTGAAGTCATACAACCAGGGTTTGTCGGCAGTCTGACCGTTGGTTTCCCACGTTAGGGTGAGTGTACCAGAATCTTTCGGTCTATGGTATCTGATGTTCTCAGTTCCAGGAGGAGCTGCAACATAGTATACACCACTGACAATAGAGTTGGCATGGTAGTGTGCAAAGAGTCTTTGAACCTTACCAGGATTGTGTCTAATGCACCAACTCTGTGTGATCCTCAAAGGGTGATCACACGCCATAATCTCTTTACCGTACTCACTGAGTTTCTCATTAATCCATTTATTTAGAATGGGATACTTATTGAGAATGTATGTATCCTCAGTTCGTTGATAGTTTGCATCAGGCATACCCTGCAATACAAACTGTTCATTCAGTAAAGCATCATGTTCTTCTTGGGGAATCTCAGGAATATCAACCTCCACAACTGGAGTGCCAAAAATCAACGTTGGTTTCATTCTGTGTAATAATCCTTTTTCATGTACCGACCAAGAATGTTACTATTATAGAAAGCAGGACTACCATCTGTCAAGCTTTCAGTCAAGACATTGTTGATAAACAACTGCCTTGTCTCTTCATAGTTTACCATACCCTTGGTTTTATGTAAACTCAGTATGACTCGCTCGTAGGAAAGGTTCCCCAACGTCTTGCGTTCTTGATTAAGTTCAGCACTTGAGCCGTAGTATTTCTTCCAGTCACTTTCAATCGTAACCCGTCTACGTCCACCTCTAGGCTTTCGTTTGCTGTAGAAATACTTTCTACCAATATACTTTTTTCCCGATTCTCGATTAGTAATACAATAGACGAAGCCGTAGTAATCCCCAATGCCAGCCCCGTCAAAATCTTCACCATTGTATTTCCAGGGATTTTCATAGTCACACATCCATAAGGTTAATAGCTCAGTCTATATATCAACTGAACCCTGACAGAGTTATTGTACACAAAAAAAGAAGGGTTGTCAAGCCCTTCTTATACTCCGTCAATTAACCTAGGTTTTAGATCATGCAAACAGTCTCCTACAAATGCGTTTACAACTTGCTGCGTCATCATCACAATCTATAAGACAATCAAAGTAATCATTTACGAGACTAACTTCATCAGAATCATTTACTTCTTCGAAATGATTCCACTCTGCTAATTGATTGCTTGATAGAATGTTGTGCATAATAATAACCTCCGTTTCAATAGTGGACATGATCTAACAAAATTTCAGGTCAACGGCACCTCCTGTCAATTCTGATACTATTTAGAGATGTTTGTGTTAATTCACTAACATTTGTGACTTTGTTACTCTACTTTACCTAGGATCTCTTTTACTTCATCTTCAGAAAGATTGATCATATACTCCTCAGCATTATCCAAGGTGCAAACTTCATTCTCCAGGAGATAATCAAGAACGATATCGAACTCAGATTCTTCTCCCATTCTCTTGGCAACAGAACCAGAGACACTGGATACACCTCTAGCAGTCTTACCAACTGCTTTCTTCAGACCAGACTTGATAGCACTTCCAACTCTTCTCAGAAGTCCTCTCTTACGGGTGGCAGTGCCACTGTCAGAGGAACCACCACTAGAAGATCCACCACTAGAAGATCCACCACTCTTCTGTACAGATCTGATGGCATCATCTACCTTGTCACCACCAGAGGAACTGCTAGAAGAACTAGAGGAAGGTTTAGAACTAGAGGAACCAGCAGAAGCATTTGCTTTACCCTTCTGGAATCCACCTACGGCAGCACCAGCAACCTCACCTGCTGCTCCAGCAGTCTTGACGGCAGCTTTCTTAGCAAGAGAAGCACCACCCTTGGCAGCAGCCTTAACTGCTCTACCAGCAGTCTCAGCACCCTTCTTAACAACAGGAGCAGCTTTCTTTGCCATCTCCTTGGCACGTCCAGCAGCAGCACTACCAGCAGACTTGATAGCAGAACCTGCTTTCTTCAGAGCACCCATGACTCTTTCCTTTCTACCACCACGGGCGTTTGCCTTGGACTGCTTAGTAGCAGAATCATAATAAGAATCAGATACCTCAATCAAGAAGTCATCAAAGTACTCAACTGCTTCAGTAAGGATACCCTCTTGCTCCATCTCCTCAAAGATGTCGAAGGCAAAATGCAGCAGTTCTTCTTCAGAGATCAGATCAAATGTAGGATCATCTAACAGATGATCAATGTCGAATCCTTCTTTCTTGCTGTTACCATAGTTATCGGCACCCTTCTTACGGCACTGAACCAGACGACCAGAAGCATATGCAGAAGGCCAAACCTTTGCACTTGCTTTTACTTTATGATAGCAAGCATCCTTCTTACCCTCTTCCTCAACCTGCTCAACTTCCTCTTTCTTTACCTTCTTCTTTTGATCGACTGCCTTTTGCAGTTTCTGGAATACCTTCATACGGGATTCATCAGCTGGATCAGCTGCTTCAGTCTTGTACTCTGGATGATCATCCAGTTTCATGCCACGCTTCTTCTCAAGACGTGCCTTCTTCTTGGCAGTCTCTTCAGGATCTGGTTTGGTGTTGTCATGCTCTTCAGTCTGAGTTACCTTACCCTTCAGAGCAGCATTGACGGCACCACTGCCACCCTTAGGCTTCTTCTCAGAACCTCTAGGGTTGTACTCACCAGCAGCACCTTCAGCATCTTTCTCAGGTGCCTTGCTACCAGGCTTCAGATAGGTGGCATTGTTCCTAGAATACTCTGCCAGTTTCATGGCAATAGCAGCTGCCTGTCTCTTCTCACCAGATGCAGCATTCTCATGCATTCTGGGATTGACTGACTTCAAAGCAATCTTGAAACTGGTAGCATAGTAGTTGCTATCAAACATGTTGGCAAGTGTCTGTTCAGACAATGCTTCAACAATGTTATCTACTTCTCTGGCATTAGAGACATATCCTTGATCAATAATGAACTTGGAAATGTTCAAGAATGCTTCACCAAATCCCTCATTCATTGCAGACAGTCTCTTAGCATAGAAGGACTCTCTACGAACTAAATGATAAAATCTCTCGTTATACTCTCTGAGCGACATGTCTCTATCAAAAAAGTTGTTCTCCCTTTATTTATTCAATAAGAGTTCCATGTCGCCGACGAATCTCACGCAACTCTTCAAAGTCTTTGTTTTTGGTGCCACCGTCATAATCCCAAGCATAACCAGCAGCAATCATCTTCTCATTAATAGAGATAGTATTATCACCAATATACAACCATCCTAAGAGACGACCATACTTACCTACCCCACCCTTGAGTTCAGTACGGATGATAAGATCATCTTCACCTTTAATAGCAGCTTCCAACTCTGCCTTGAGCCAGTTTGTAGCATCGATGCCAAGGACTTTCTCCTCTTTATTTCTCGTTCTTTTCTCAGGTGTATCGACTCCTGCCACTCTAACTCTTTCTTTCTTCTGAAGATCAAAGCCCAGATCGATGGTGACATCAATAGTGTCTCCGTCAACTACTCTATTAATTTTCAAACAACGAAAGTTGTAACAACTCTTCCTGCTGGGGGGTGTCATGATTCCCATCCGTCATCTCCACATATGCTATGTTCATTATGTAGTAGATGTAATAGGTTGTGGCAACAAGTAATAAAAGCACCATGATAAAGATGCTCCAAACAGGATCAGTCGGGTTCATTTTTTTGCTGTTTCATCTTAGTGTATATTGGATTTGTTTTGAGTTCGAGTTTACACATCTCAGTATGTTCATCAACACACTTGCGCCAAAGTCTTCTGTATCTTTCTGCCTTCTTTTCATCTTGCAACCCATACTTATAGTTGTACCAATTCTTCCATAGTACAGCACACTGATCACTCTTTCTTTGTAGATGGGGTTCACGATACATTGATTTCA